GACTCAAGCAGCGAAAGAACTTCAAATGAATATAGTTGAACAAACTCGCCGTAGAACTGAGTTAACAGTGAGACAACCACAAAAAGCATTGGGTAACTCATATGAAGGTCACGCTGGCACATATGGCGCAGATGGTAAAAAAATGCATATGCCACAAGTTGAGGGGGTTAAACCAAAAAGTATAGATATTCAAGTATAGTATAAGGAACTGATTATTATGAAGGTTATAAAAGCACAAGATATTATAAGTGAACCTCGCTCAGTGGGTTGGAATGATCCTATCTCTAATCATCCAATCTTCAATAAAACTTTTCCAGAAGATAGTCCACTTAAATTTGCTACAGAAAATGCAACTAATAATGTTTCTAGGCAAGAACTAGTAACATACAAAAGACGTAATGGTAAAATGGTAAGAGAAACTGTAGTGAGAGTATTTACACCAAATGATTATGTAGATCATACTAATACTGTAATTTTATCCGAATTATAAAATAAGGAGAAAGCGATGCGTGAATTATTAATAAAATCTTTTAAGAGCCATGCTCAAGGACACATTGATAAACACCTAGCCAATTTTGAAGTGTATCTTCATAATGCTGCTGGTGTTGGTGAACATCCAGACATTATTGAAGCAATGGAAATGGAAATGGAACAAGTTGCAAAATACCACGATTTACTTGAAATGGTGAAAAAATATGTTGAGAGTGATATTTGACTCTAAATATTAAAAATGGGGTCAACAATTGTTGGGTATCACCTATATTAAAAACATCAATCACTAAGACTGAGTGTGATAGATTGTTTACTGATATAATGATTGCCCATAGTGTTGACTCCAAAACAGGAAATAAAAAAAGAAAAAACTTTAAAGGTTTAGGTGATAAATCTGATAAGGGTATGCATATTGGGCAAATTGATATAGAGGAAGATTTGCTGCTTAGAACTTGTGCGGATAGATTTTTTGGTGAATATTTTGATAAGGTTTTGGGTATCAATTTAAAAGATTTTGATTACAGATATTCATCTGCGTTTAATATTAATCGTGGTAAGGGGTCAATGCCAATTCATCAACATCAAGAGGTTGATTTTATTTCAGTTGTCTACTTATATGCAGAGGCAGACGATGGACAAATAGTTTTGCATGATCCAAGATGGGCGATAGCATCTAAAGGTTATAAAACTGAATTTTTAGATCATTATGGTTCTATAGAATTTACACCAAAAACTGGAGATGTTCTTGTAATGCCAGCCTACATATATCATTCAGTAAAACAAAGTTTAGCACCTCTAAGAGTGTCTATGCCTATTGACCTAATTATTAATTCAAATGATGAGGAAATAAAAAATGAAATATGTTATTGATATTGATGGAACAATTTGTAATGAGGTTTTAAAACCTGATGGTAAAAAAGACTATGAATTACATGAACCCATGATGAATAGAATTGAAAAGGTAAACAAATTATATGATGCTGGTCATACTATAAAATATATGACTGCAAGAGGTTGTGTGAGTGGTGTTGATTATGAACCTCTTACTAGGAGACAACTTATGGCGTGGGGTGCAAAATATCATGAATTGAGTGTTGGTAAAAAAGAACATTATGATATTTGGATTGATGATAAAGCATTTTGGTCTGAGAACTTTTTCCGAGAAACTGGAGAAACTTATGAGTAAAATACCTTTGAAAAGTGGTGATGAATACGATGCTCTTACTAAGGCTCGTAAATATTACAACTGGAGTAAGGGACAAATTAAAAAAATCAAACGTGGTTATAATAAGAGATTTCGTAAAGTAGGAAAAAAAATACCGTATGAGTAATAAATATTGATGAGACTTACTAATAACGTGGCGTAATATTGTAAGTCAGATGGTTTATATTTTATATAAATATTACTTTACATGGAGTTTTAACATGGTACAACTAACTGATGATACAGAAGCAGAGCGATATCGTAAAATTCTCCTAATTCAAGCGTCTGAAATAGAGATGTTAAAGAAACAACTCGCGCAAGAAACTGATGAAAAATATGGCTATATTAAAAGAATTGCGGAGTTATTAAAGGAGAGTTAATCATGATAAAAGTAGTGGCATTGATTTTAGCGATGTCTGCATTTACCGCTCAAGCACAAGATTCAAAGAATAAAGTTCCAAAAGAATCTCCGCAAGAGATGCCTCAAATGGACCCTAGTACTTCTACACCTATTGCTATGAGAAGTATATGTGATGAGCCAACAAAGATGAGGGCAATAATAGATCAATATGAAGAAAAGAAATTATTTGATGCTTTTGGAATAACCTTTGTAATACCACCTAATTATCCACCAGAATATGCTAAACAGTTGAACGGCATCACTTCAATGTTTGTTAATCCAGATACTGGAACTTTTTCTATTATATTTAAAGGTGAAGGGTTTTCATGTCTAATTTTAAATGGAAATAAATTTACTCCAGGCGGCATGGACCAATGAATTATGCTGCATGGATATTATACTCTTTATTCAGTCTAAATGATGGCCAAGCGTATGTTATTCAAGGTAAAGAATTTAATACTTCTCAAGAATGTGTAACATACACAAAGGCTAATATAAAAAATCTTGGTACAACAATGTATTATGAATTATCTAGGCAATATGGTGAAGGTAATTTTGTGCCATTAGAAATAGGGTGTGTTCCTAAAAAACCAAATGGTTCAGATGATCCTAAAAAACGTATTCCTGTTGTTGCTATGCCAAGAGAACTTTATCCAAAGGTAGAAGATCAAGGGATTGCTTTATGATACATGATATGACTATTTCTTGGTTAAATTTTATAAAAAGAAAAACTCAACGTAAAACTGATCCAAAATTTTTAAGAGAATTATCTGATATGTATCATAAAGAGAGAACTGAAAATTTTAGAGAGAACATAAGAAATATGCAAAATAGAAGCAGACAAATTAAAGAAATGCAAACTGAAAAGCAAGAATCTTATCACGATTATATTGCAAGAAGATTGAGGGAAACAAAAGATGAGTGATGATATTTTTGACTTTGGATTTACAGCAGTTACTGAAGATGAACTAGAGGCTGTACAAGAACTTACTCAAAAGTCTACATCAACTGCTGAAAACCTTGATGCTGTTCAAGATAAAATTGATAAATTGTATAATGCGATAATTCCTCTACTCAATAATCTTAAAAAAAACCCACAAAAAGATTATATACATTGGCCTAACAGACTCACAAAAGTTGAGCAGTTTGAAGAAATGTTAACTAAGATTTATAAATTATAATATTGACAACCTGATTTAAATATCGTAAGTTATAAGAGTAAAGAGAATCAGTGAAAGGGTTCCTATGCTCATTTATCAAACACACCAAAAGTCAATCGCTCAAAATCTGCAATCTCTTAATTGGGATAATTCAGATATTATGTCATACTTGGCATACCTCAACAAAAAACAGACACTTATTGAAACTGGTCGTAAACATGGCAAGTATAGTCGTGACTCAGATCGTTCAAAAGTTTATAATGCTGAGTTTAAGTATGAACGTACTTATGGTATTGGCAAGAAATTCAAAAACCTCGCAGAAGCACAAAAGTATTGTGACCACGTTCTCGCCTCAAAGACTTGGCAGAAAATGTCAAACACTACTCATATTGCTTTGTCTACCATGTATGGCAATAGAACTGCTGGTCGCGCTTGGAGAAATAATATTGATCTGAATGTCAAAGGTGGAATGAACCAATATGTTCTCATTCATGAGATGGCTCATTGTGCTGGTAATATGCACCATGACACTCAGTTTCGGATTGATCTATTGAAGTTGGTATCTCGTTTCATTGGTAAAGAGCAATCAGAATATCTCAAGGCTTGTTTCAAGGAAAAGAAACTCAAACTCAAAATCAATACCAACGTCATGAAGCCTGATGCTTGGATGAAAATGAACAAGCGTATGGAAATGGCAAGAGATAAAAGGGTTGACATTGCAGCATAATTATCGTAGTTTATAAGAGTAAAGAGAATCACTAGAAAGGGTTCACAAATGACTACTTTTGCAATATACGGAACTGGTACTGCTAGTGTTCGTGGAGAAGTAAAATCTCTTGAGAATGAGTTAGTTAATACTGAAACTTGTTATGGCAATGCCGCTGAATGGGTTTGCGCTTATTCTGAGATTTATCCTAATGTTGAATTTACCATAAAAGAAAAGGTGACCTCATGACTGAATATCGCGAAATTGCCCAAATGCTTCGGCAGTTGATCAAAAACACAAACTCACCAGAGAGTCCAATTCCCGCTGGACATATTATGGTATTATCAGAGATGCTTGATGAAAAGGCAGATAGCGTTGAGTTAGAGATGATAATTGAAATGCAAAGAAAGGCAGTCGCATGAAAATGAAAGTTGTAAGTTCAAATGGATACACTATTGGTGATTTCCAAGAGGCATTTGATAAGTTGACTCAAAATATGGAAAACTGGAAAATGCCAATCAAATCCACAATTCGGATTGCTGAGTTGACATTGATGAGTGAAGCGTGTACTTGGTTTACTGGATCAGAATTGTCTCAAACAAACTACAATGGTGATGGAACTATGGAAGTTAGTGCGGATGGTTATTACATGGCAATAGGAGCATAAAATGACTAAATATGATAAAAGACATGGTGGCCCATACGATAGGGGTAGTGCAGATTCTTGGTATCGGCGTGGAGTTGAACCTCACTATTGGTCGCAAGGTACTGGTAGTGGTATAAAAACAGAAGAAAAAGATATGACGCCTGATGAAATAAAAGCGTATCTTGCTGGCTATGATGAAAATGAAAGTTCTGGCTGTCACAAGGATTGGTTTTAAGGAGCAATAAGATGGCAATATATCGTCACGATAACCTAATACTAGATTTGTCTGGTCCTAGTAATGCCAAGGCAAAAGTGTATCGTGATGGTATGTTACTTTTTCAAGGACAAAGTGGATATGCGGTTCCTTTATTTGTAAAGGAATGTAACGACAAAGATGTAACCTTTAAATTTTATTCACAAACCACTAGACAAAATTTGACAAATGGGTTATAATGGTAAAAATAATGATTCGGAGAAAAGTATGAAAACAGCGACTACTCAAGCAGATCGTATGGCACTTATCGCAGAGGTTCACCAACGACATAAAAAGTTAAAAAGGTTAAAATTAAACAGTAAAAAGCGTCCAATGATCAAACGAGATTTCGCTAAAATCGTGGTAGATGATACTGATGAAAACATCAACCATTATACTGATGCAAGTAAATATGCAAAAGAATATTATGGGGATATTTTACACCAAACAATTAAGTATGATAATCCTGGAGTTGGTGAAGATTGGGGTGATTATTGATGGAAGTCAATACTCATGGAATTGAAGAAGAAGAAAATGAACATGCCATAGAACGGCGTGTTTACATGGATATTACACCCAGACCAAAACAATCTGAAATCGTTATTTCTCTTAAAAATCAAGCGGGTGAAGAATGGCAGTCTAGATGCACAGAACATTTTGCATGGAAAGCAGCAAATCATATAATTGAACTTGAAAACAAAATTGAGTTTTATGAAGGTTTAATTCGTAAATATCAATTAGACAATGATCCATTTACTGGTACAGGTAATTGAAATGACTATGCACCTCATACAAGGTATGACTTCAAACAATACAAAGAAACGTAAACTGAAACGCTCTGCTGGTTGGCAAAAGCGACAAAATGAACATAACGCATTTCTTAAAAAAATGGGAGTGAGCGATAAACCTAGAACTTATCGCTCAGATATGCCTGATTTAAGTGTCCGAAAAATGCCACAAACTTCAGACAGTATTTGTTCAAATGGTTTGAAAAAAGACAAACCGACTTACACTGGAAATGAGATTGCTGGTATTGTGACAACACACAAGAGTAATCTCATGCCAATTCGTAAAGATAATAAAAATGCGGCAATTGATGCTGCTAATATGCGGAGATAATATGTTTACAGTAGAACATGAATTTGATTACTCTACAGTTGTTATAATGGACAATGACAATAATGCCGATGACGTTGAACTTATTTTTGATGAAGAATATGTTTACATAAGGCAGTACGACAAAGATGATGATTTTAATATTGTAGTAATAACGCCACAAATGTTTAAAGAATTAATTGCAGCATATGATCTTGCTGAAGGTTCATATGTAACTGGAAATGTTAAAAAATGAATTTAGCAAGACACGCCAATAAGATAATTAAAAATAATCCTAATATGATGATACCATATTATCTTATGGCGTCATATGCTTATTATGAAGAATCTGATCCTATTTTTTCAGATAGTTATTTTGACAACTTAGCAAAAAACATTTTAAAAGAATGGAATAATATAGAGCATTACCATAAGCATTTGCTAGATAAAGAGATACTTGAAGCAGGAAGTTATCTTGGAGAATACCCAACAATTGTAATTGACACTTTGAAGTATATGAAAAATAAAAAGGGAAATATATAATGCTAATTAACGACGATGTTAAACTTGACTATACAGATGTTCTCATTCGCCCTAAACGATCAACTTTAACATCCAGATTTGATGTTGATCTAGAGAGAAAATACAAATTTAAACATAGTCAAAAAACTTGGATGGGAGTTCCCATCATGGCATCAAATATGGATACCGTAGGAACGTTTTCTATGGCAGACGCATTGACTCAACATCATATGATAACTTGTATTGCCAAACACTATAATGCAAATGGTTCTTGGCCCACTAGAAATCACCACAACGAAAACCATTTATGCGTTATGGGTGGTATATCAGAACAAGATATGAACAACACTCAAAAGATTTACAAATCAAATGAAGCATTTTTTATTGGCTTAGATGTAGCTAATGGCTACACCATCAGTTTTGTTGATGCTGTTAAAAAAATGAGGGACTTAGAGCCTGATGCAACGATTATTGCAGGTAATGTTGTTACTGCCGATATGACTCAAGAATTGATTTTAGCAGGTGCAGATATCGTAAAAGTTGGTGTTGGACCTGGTTCAGTTTGCACAACACGAATTAAAACTGGTATTGGTATGCCTCAACTAAGTGCTGTTATTGAATGTGCCGATGCAGCACATGGTATGGATGCTCATATTATTGCAGATGGTGGTTGTAATAATTCTGGAGATATCGTAAAGGCTTTTGCTGCTGGGGCAGATTTTGTAATGATTGGTGGTATGTTAGCAGGACATGATGAATGTGATGGTGATGTGATTACTAGAATTTGTGAAACGGATGAAGTTACTTCTACAGATGATGACTTTTATGAATCAGTATATGAAGAAAAAAAGTTTTCAAGATTTTATGGCATGGCATCAGAATCTGCTATGGATAGACACAAAGTTCCAAATAGAGAATATCGTGGAGTTGAGGGTAAAACCGTCACAGTAGATTATAAAGGTTCAGTTGATCACACTTTGATTGATATTCTTTCTGGTGTACGTTCAGCGTGTACTTATGTGGGTGCAGCTAGACTTAAAGATTTGTCAAAATGTGCCACTTTTATTAGAGTAAACAACACTCATAACACAATATTCAATTGAGAGAAATACTATGGAAGAATCCAAACTAATATTAATAACAGACTTCATTGAGCAAAAATTAAGAAAAGAAAAAGAACTTGAATTTTATGCTGCTGAAATTGAAAAACTAAAGAGCAAAATTGGATATTTAACACGCGAAGTTGATCTCACAAATAGAATTATTGATATGATTAAGTCAGAACAAATTTATGATGTAAAACAGAATCTTATTGATGCGAATAATATAAAAACTATAAACAAAGAACCTTGACAATATTTATATCTTATGCTAATTTATAAGAGTAAAGAGAATCATCTAGTCTTGAAAGGACACATCATGAACGTAGATATCGGTTTAGACATTATCGGAAATTTTGGTGCTACAGTTCCTGAGATGCATGGTCAAATTTCTAAAATGGAAGATACCGCCCAAGGCACTATGGTTGATGTAATGTGGGCCAACGGTTCTGTTCATCATATAACACTTGATGATATTCGTGACGATTATATGGGTGAGAATGGTTATGGTCTGCCTATTGGGTTTTATATCAATCCCTTTGCATAGGGGTTGACAATCAAGTAAAAATTGTCTATATTATAAAAGTAAAGAGAATCACATAGTCTTGAAAGGACACAACATGACTGATATCACTTCTAATGTAAATGCTCTGATTTCAGATATTATTTCAGACTATGGGACACGATCAAAATCTTCTGATCCATCTCTTGCTGCCCATATCGCAAAAATGAACCAAGAATTTGCAGAAAAAATTACCTATACTGTAGGTAAAAAATATATCCGAATTGTAAATGGTTCTGGTGGAGTGTGGGGTTTTATTGTCAATACTGCTGACGATAAAAAATTCAACCTTGGTGACATTCTCATGGCTGCTGGTTGGAAAACTCCAGCGCGGAATTCATCTCGCGGAAATATTATTGATGGAGGTTATATCATTTCTTGGACAGGTCCGGGATACCTTCGCTGATGAAAACTGAAGCATATGAAATTTCAGTGGATGGTAAGTTCGTAACTACCATCCGCGAAATAAGTGAATTTTGTGCAATTAACAAATTCAAAGATATGTGGGATTATCCAAAGAATGGAAAAATCACTGCAAAAATATGGGAGCCTAAGTTATGAAATTTTCTGAGTTAAAATTTGAACCTATGAGTAACGGTGGCAATCGCGCAGTTGTGCGGTTTGGTGACTATGGATTATCTATCATAGATAATGGGTATGGCAGAGAACGTGATTTATATGAAGTAGGTACATTTTATAAGAACAAACTTGCAAACCTCTTACCTTCACATACTGGTGATGATACTGTTGTAGGTAATTGTACTGAAAGTCATGTTGAGTTTGTTATAGAAGCAATGAAAACAAGAAGTGAATGGGGGGGATAATTAATGGGAATTGAGAATGAAAACTATATTTGGGAACCAATTAAACACATTGATAATGTGCGAATACAAATCCTAGAAGAAGAAGTAGAGTATTATAGAACGCTAATTCAACCACATGATTGTGGTCATATTCATACTACCATAAGTTTTTTAGAAAAAAGAATAAAAAATCTTGCTGGTGGTGAAGGGGAATTCCCTTTCTAATATTAGGCCATTTTTCAACTTTGTGGTCAAGTATAAATAATTAAAATATAAGTTGACAACTTAAACAAACTATGATACAATTCAGTATATCATGAAAGGAAACTATATGCTAACGAAATCAGAACTAATTGAACAACTCCAAACTGGAGTTTATGAAGTAACATTTACAAAAGTAAATGGTGATAATCGTGTTATGCCTTGTACTTTGATGGCAGATCACCTACCAGAGTTTGGTACTAAAAAAGAATCTGATACTGTTGACACTGATCTAGATCGTATTTCAGTTTGGTGTACAGATGCTGACGCTTGGAGAGCATTTAAACCATCAAAACTCATTTCTTTTGAGCGGATTGTATGATCGTAATTGACCAATATATATTAAGCGCAATAGTCACTATTGCGCTTTTTATAGCCTATCGTCTAGGACTTAAATCGGCAGTTGAAAAAAACGATACTCTTAGAGTAGAAAGAATTGTTGATCATACCGTTGATAAACTTTGTGACGAAGGTTACGTTGTCTATAAGAAACATGATGATGGTGAGGTAGAATTGATTCAATTGCCAGAATGGATTTTAGAAAAAGAAGACTTGACTTTCATTGAAAAATAGTTTAGGGTTATGAAAATAATCACTAGGAGTGAACCACATGGCACAATCAAAAAAAAGAAAAACTTTCTCTAGAAAAACTAAAACTGGCTTTGCTGCTGCGCCGACTGATAACTTTCAACACTTCAATGACTATATAAGGATAGAAGTGGATAGGAAAGATATTGCTATAAAAATAAAAAACCATGTGAAGAAGTCTCTATCTAAGGAAGATGCTAAAATTGCATTACAAGCACCAGAATGGGCAATCAGTCAATCTCCTGGTTTAGCAGCAACCATTGCATGGGCAGAACTACAATTAGAATTTCCTACTTGGTGGAACGCTGAAAAGGTTCTCACAAAACAAGTTAATGAAATTCTGCGGCTCGGAAAGCGTAAACTTTTAAATAAAACTGATAATATTGGAGTTGTTACGACTCCAAGAAAATCACCAGCAGAAATTATTAAAGAGCGCACTAGTGATTTTATCGGTGGTATTGAGGTCATTATTGATAATTGGAAAGATGAGCAAGATTTCTCTATCTACAATGAAATGAAAAAACATGATGTACCTTACATTACAGCCAAAACAACATATGATCATTATATCCCATTAAAGAATGAGTTGGATGAATTGTTAAACGAAAAAACAAACGACCTTGTTGAAGGCTATTCATCCATGACATTGAGTGATCAGAAAAAATATTTAAAGTTCGTAGATAATATTCTTACTGACATTGAAAAATATATGACAGCAAAGAAAGCAACTCGTAAGACACGTAAGCCTGTAGTAAAATCCGCTGAAAAACAAGTAGCAAAAATTCAATACTTAAAGGACTCTGTAGAATTTAAACTAGCGTCTATTAATCCTTCATCTTTGATTGGAGCGATGCGAGTTTATTTATTCAATGTAAAGACTAGGGCATTAACCGAATTGGTTTGTCAAAAGAGTTGTGGTTTTGAGGTAAAAGGGACAACCCTTCAAGGTGTTGATCTTGAGGCATCAAGAGTTACAAAATTGCGTAAACCAGAGGTCTTTATTCCAATGGTACTTAAAAAGACTTCAAACCAGATAAACAAAGAGTGGTCTATTCTTACCACAAAAACAACTATCGCAAATGGTAGGATTAATAAAGATACCATAATTTTAAGGGCAATGAATAAATGATAGACAAAAGTTTTATGAACAGAGCAAAATTTAGCAAACTGATTGAGGAACAAGTAATTGATAAAAAACTAGGTTATATTGATGCAGTTGTTGAGGTGTGCAGTATAACCAAACTTGAACCAGAAGATGTGAGCAAATTTATCTCACCAGTAATAAAGGAAAAGATTGAGGCAGAAGCAATGAATCTTAATTTCTTACCAAAACTGAACGAATTGACCTTTAATGATTAGATGGTACGATTATTTTGTTATTGCCATAACGTCAGTTCTTATATTTCCGTTTGCGATGATAATACTACCACCAATTATAAATCTAAATGCAGTTTTTCCTTTATATGCCTTTTGGTGGTTTTGGGAAATGTATTGTGATAAAAGACAGAGTATAGAAAATGTCTGATAAAGAAATACAAGAATTTATATTAATGTTTAAAGGAGTACTACCAGACCCAGACAATTACCCAACATCTTTTGAATACTATTATCAACTATACAAACATATAAAAGGAAATAAAAATGTTTGAACTAATCATGATCACGATGCTCTTTCTAAATGATAATGAAGATTTCTTCGCCGCTGGTGATGCAAATCGTGCGGCTGGTAAGACTTGGCAGTATGTAGGAACACAATCTGTGCCTGAAGGACATATTGCAATTCCATCTGTAAATCCAGATACAGGTAAAGAAACAATTATGTTTCAACGAAAGTGATAAATACTATTGACACACACACTAAATTATGATATAATACAGTTATACTAAAAAATATTACAGCAATAATTCAGCATATATGGAGAAATAAAATATGTCTTTTGCAAATCTAAAACGTAATCGTGGTCAGATTGACCGATTAAGTGCTGCCGCGACAGCAACACAAACCACTACAAAATCTTATGTGGATGAACGCATGTGGAAACCCACTGTTGATAAACAGAATAATGGCTATGCTGTTATTCGTTTCTTGCCAGATGGTAAAGAAGGTTCTGAAGTACATTTTGTACGTTATTGGGATCATGCCTTTAAAGGTCCAACTGGTAAATGGTATATTGAGAAGTCTTTGACTTCAATTGAACAACAAGACCCTGTTGGTGAATACAATTCCAAACTTTGGAATAGTGGTATTGAATCTGATAAAGAAACAGCGCGGCGTCAAAAGCGGCGGCTGCATCATGTTTCAAATATTCTGGTAGTTTCTGATCCAGGAAATCCAGAAAATGAAGGCAAAGTTTTCATGTACCAATATGGTAAGAAAATCTTTGATAAACTTATGGATGCTTGGTCACCAGAGTTTGCAGATGAAACACCTATGAATCCATTTTGTATGTGGGAAGGTGCAGATTTCAAACTTAAAATTCGTGATGTTGAAGGTTATCGTAATTACGATAAATCTGAATTTTCCTCAACTCGCGTATTATCAGAAAGTGATGAACGCTTGGAAGAAGTATATGACAAGTGTTACGATCTTTCAGAGTTTACTGATCCAGCAAACTATAAGTCTTATGCAGAACTAGAAACTAAGATGCGTAATGTTTTAGGTCAAACTGAACCTCAACCAACAATGGCACAAACTGCTTCATTGGGTGTGGAAAAGGCTCCAGCATTGGATGATAATATTCCAGATTATGCTGCGCCTAAAAAGACAGAAGTAGAAGGCGAAGATAATACTATGGATTACTTTGCAAGTCTAGTTAACGAAGACTAATTTCCATAATGAGGAAATGCCCAGCGTAGAGAATTATCTACTACGCTGGTCAACACCCCACCATTTAGATTGGTAGTATTCTGTTGAACATTTGATGATGTTGAATTATCCATAATTACAGCACCACTTGGATGTGGAACTCTATTCCTATCAACCAAAAGTCTATTTGCTATTGTTGCTTGTTCCAATTCACGCGAAGTAGGTAGAACAGCAGTCATATCTTTAGTCATATCTTTTACTTTTTCATTTGTGTCTAATGACCACTTTAAAAAAGTATCTCTCATATCAATCACACCACCCGCTAAATCTGTATCAAATCCAAATAAGCCAGTTGTCATATCTGCTAATCCAGCAAAACTTTTTGTAATTCCAGCAGCAGCACCAACCATACCCACTTCAATACTATCGGTAAGAGTTTGCGGTTTAAATGTTTTTAAAGCATCACTAGCACCTGTGACACCATCAAATACTGCCATACCAGCAGCAAGAACTTGTCCAGCAACTGGAACACCTCTGAGGAGACCACCTACTTTTGCAAACTTTGCAATGTTTGCAGACTCTGCCAGAGATAATGCACCTCCAGCAATTTTACTTCCAAATTGAACACCTTTTTTACCACCACGATTCATATCATATACATCATCCATTCCAAAGCCAAACATATTTTTAAATCTTTGAAATTTGCTTCTTTTCCCTCTTGGTTTTTTACCATTGCCATCAATATCAAAACCACCTAATCCCCCAGCACCTATTGCGGCGGTCAGTGCGCCAATCGCTTTGGTATTAAGTAGAAGGGCCATAGTATTTTTTTTGAGTCTACTACCCCCAAATAAACCCACTGCCGCACTTAAAATACCCACTCCTATTTTAAGTGCTGCTATAGTACCAATTAATTCAAAAATTCCGAATTCTTTATTAACAAATTCACTTATCTTACTTGCTAACTTATCAAGTCCCAAAGTTGTTACGATATTATTGATAAGTTCTATTTGGTCTTCAAAAAATATTTTCGTATTTTCCCACATAGTTGTCATACCATCAAGTGATGTTTGAAGAGATGGGAATGCAGTGAGCATTTGATTCACACTTTCTTTCAAAGCAAAAAAAGCACCACCTTCAGCAAAAGCACCACCGATTGATTTTAAAGCACTAGTCATTGTTTCACCAAATATAGGCAAACCAAAAAGTTCTTCTGATTTTTTGTTGACAGCATCAAGTATACTGAAACCAGGATCAATACCTAACTGATCTTTAAATCTTGCTACTAAAAATGCAACAGCACCGCCAGCGAGAACTGTCGCTAAAATTGCTCCAGTAAACCCACCAAACCCTTGCATAATTTCAGATATATTTGCTAGGTTTCCAAGCATTCCACCTTGTCTATTTCCAGACCGCATGACCCCTTTTTTACTGAGTGCGCCATCAACCTTTTTTCTATCACGTTTTTCTTCAATCGCATCAAGTCTTGACATTTGTTGGTTTGCAAGAAATTTAGAAAACATAGAAACTAAATTAGACATACTTTTGCCTATGTCTCTAACTTCACTCATTAGTTTTGGATCAGTACCTTTACCAAAAAACCTTCCGAATAAACTTCCAAAGAAACCAAAAAAACCACCAAATAATTTT